AATAATACTGTAGCAATTAAGACAACTGGATTTACTTTAGATGCCCTCGATGTTAATAAAACAATTTTGCTTAATGCATCATCTCCAATGAATTTAACTGTTCCGTTAAATTCTTCTGCTAATATACCAGTTGGATACAAATATAATTTAGTTGAAATCGGAACAGCAAAAACAACTTTTGTTCCAGCATCTGGTGTAACAATCGGTAGCAAGAACTCACAACTATTTTTAGATGGACAATATAGCAGAGGAACTCTTGTAAAGATTGCAACAGATGCTTGGATTTTGTATGGAGATGTTTATGAAGGTGTTGCAACACCTACCCCTACACCTGTAGCACCTACACCTGTAGCACCTACACCTGTAGCACCTACCCCAACACCAGTTGCTCCAACACCAGTAGCACCTACCCCTACTCCTGTTGCACCAACTCCAACACCAACTCCAACACCAACTCCAACACCAACTCCAACACCAACTCCAACACCAACGCCAACACCAACGCCAACTCCAACACCAACTCCAACTCCAACACCAACGCCAACTCCAACACCAACGCCAACTCCAACACCAACTCCAACGCCAACGCCAACGCCAACGCCAACGCCAACACCAGTAGCACCTTCTTCAGGAGTTTGGTACACATTCTGCGGTAGTGTTTCTGCAGGATATGCGCCAGGAACGGTAGTTGGACCAGTGTTTGATCCATCACTTACATGTTCTCAAGCATTGGCACAACAAACCTCATTTGGTGAAATTGGATCTGGATGGAACTGTGCATCAGGAACATCCGCATCTTCTTCTGTACCAGCAGCAAGTTGTGGAGCAACTCCAACACCAACACCAACTCCAACACCTACTCCAACTCCAACACCGACACCGACTCCAGTAAATATTTGTGCTGATACAAGCCTATTAACTTCAAGTCAGTGTAGTCAATGTGGACTAGTATGGAATTCACAATTAGGAGAGTGTGTTGAGCCTGCCACACCAACACCTACTCCTACACCTGTAGCACCTACACCTGTACCAGTTGCTCCTACACCAGTTGCTCCTACACCAGTTGCTCCTACACCAGTTGCTCCTACACCAGTTGCTCCTACACCAGTAGCACCTGTTAATATTTGTGCAGATCCATCAATTCTTAATCAGTCACAATGCCAGAGTTGTGGATATTACTACAGCACACAGTTTGGAGAATGTTCATCAACTCCATGGAATACACCTACTCCTGTAGCACCACCGTTCTTCCCGTTCTTCCCACCGTTCTTCCCACCTTACTTCCCATTCTTTGGACCTGCACCAGTTGCTCCAACTCCAGTAGCACCTACACCAGTAGCACCTGTACCTGTAGCACCTACTCCTGTAGCACCTACCCCAGTTGCTCCTACTCCAACAGGTGGATGTACTGGATGTATCAGAAATTATTGCTACGAGCCTTGCCCAGCATGTTGTAACGGCGACTGCGGATGCTAGTGTATAATAGATATTACCAAAATAATCTATAGAAAAGGGTATGTATGTCAGAAGAATTAACTCCTTGGCAAAAATATAAACAAAATTTGGGAGAAACTAGGCCTTGGGATCTTGTAAATCCTACAACTGAGTGGGCAAGTTCTGAGGTAGCAGAAGAAAGATACTCTATATGCAAAGCATGTCCAGAACTAATTAAGTTAACAAAACAGTGCAAAAAATGTGGATGTTTCATGCCAGGAAAAACAAAACTAGAAAAGGCAGTATGCCCACTAGGTAAATGGTAAAAATGAAATCTCCTTATCTATTAAAAAATGTGTTACCGACAAAAGAACATAGAGAATTGCAAAATTTAGCAATGAACTTGTGGTCAACAGACAAAACAACTTTTGATGAAGGATTTGGAAGGCATCAGTGGGCAATCTGGGATAACACACACAGAGAAAATGTAGAACCACTTAGAAAATTTCATGAGATGCTTTTGCCATTAGCAAAAGAAGAGTTTGAGTCAGAAACACTTTTGCCATCATGGTCTCTTATAAGTATTTATGAAACTGATAAGGCAAGACTGTGGAAACATAAAGATGACAATGCTTGTACGTATCATATGAACTATACTATTTTTCATAAGACACCCTGGGATTTTTATGTAGAGGGAGAAAGGTTTCAGCCAGAAGAAAATGATATGGTTATATCATATGGAAATGATCAAGAGCACTGGAGAGAAGAGTTTCCCAATCCAGAAACAAATTTAGTTGCAAATGCTTTCTTTTTTTATGTAGAACCAGATCATTGGTTTTTTACAGAGGGGCCACAATATCTGTATACTGGAATTCGTGCTAAAAAAGATGAAGACTCTCCGAGTATGTAGTTATGGGAAATATTTTTTATCAACTTTATCAGCCTTGCGGTTTGTTTAATCAGATAACAAGTTTAGAAACTGCGGTTGGTTTGTCAAGTAGATATAAAAAACAATTAATATTTTACAACATCAGTAATCCTGCAAATGGAGATTATGGTGGAGCAAGAGTTCCAATTTACTCTGCAAACTATAGATATAATGAAAGAAGTCATCTAATTGATGTAGATGTTTTTCCAAATATTTCAGATTTGATGGATTGGGAAAATAAAGATTGCAATATTTTAATAAATGATATTGTAGATAGTTTTACTAATGAAGACTTAAGAATAGAAAATTTAATGATGTACTATTCACCTGCATCAAATGACTATAAAGATACGGAGAGTTACTTTTCTGAAGGAAGAGAAAGGCTGCTACTAGATAACTACAACAATGTACATTTAAAAAAAACATTGGGGTATTACAGCAGATTTTTTTTAGATCGTGAACCCTCATTAGATAGAAGTCTATCTTCTGTAAAATTTAAATCAGAATATTATCAACTAGCAGAAAAGATAGCCTTATCTATTGGACTTTTTAATGGTGCACACTTTAGGCTTACAGATCATAAAGGTATGTTTGACCCAGATAGCAACATTTTAGATTCTGGAATTAGCCAAATAGATAATGGCTTGCCCATAGTTATGTGCACAGATCAGCCAGACAGCGAATTAATAAAGAACTCTTCTTATAACTATTTGTTATTAGATGACTACATATTAAACAATTTTTATAAAGAATTCAGAGAATTTAAATTTAAAGAAGAGGTTTCTTTTGGCATATTAAACAATCTTGTGATGCACTATAGCCAAGACTTTATTGGAAGCCCAGGAAGCACATATACTGGATATATTCATAGAGGACTAAATCAAAAAAGAGATATACAATGGAGAATATTCGGGGAAGAAGAACATCTGCAGGATGGTCCATACTCCTGGAATGGTTATAATAATAAAGATACTTTTACAAAACAGTGGTGGAGAGAATGGAAGGAATCAAAAATATGAAAAGAGCACTAGTTCTAGGAGCAGGTGGTTTTATTGGAAGCCACATGGTGAGGCGATTAAAGTCAGAGGGCTATTGGGTTAGAGGTGCTGATCTAAAGTATCCAGACTTTTCTATCTCATTTGCTGATCACTTTGTAATTGCAGATTTATCTGTATATGAAAATGTTGAAAGTGTTATAGACCCTATGGGTATAGAAGCCTTTGATGAGATCTATCAATTTGCAGCAGATATGGGTGGTGCTGGATATATCTTTACAGGAGAGCACGACTCTCAGATCATGGAAAATTCTGCGCTAATAAACCTTAATTTGCTTAGGGCTCAATCAAGACTTAATGCAAAATATGATATTAATAAAACCAAGATATTCTATTCAAGTTCTGCCTGTATGTATCCTGACTATAAGCAGTTAGATGTTAATAATCCTGGACTTAAGGAGTCTGATGCATACCCTGCAGATCCTGACAGTGAGTACGGCTGGGAAAAATTGTTTAGTGAAAGAATGTTCTTAACCTTTAATAGAAATAATAAAATCCCAGTAGCGATTGCCAGATACCATAATATTTATGGACCAGAAGGAACTTGGGATGGTGGAAAAGAAAAGGCTCCTGCAGCAATGTGTCGAAAAGTTATACAGTCAGATGGCTTTATAGAAATTTGGGGGGATGGAGAACAAACCCGTTCATTCCTATATATAGATGAATGCATAGAAGCAACAAGAAGACTTATGCAATCAGATTTTACTGGTCCTGTTAATATTGGGTCTGAGGAAATGGTTACTATCAACCAGTTGGTAGACATTGCTTGCAGTATTGAGGGCAAGGTTTTGAGCAAGATGCATATACCTGGACCTTTGGGAGTTAGAGGAAGAAATTCTAATAACGACCTGGTTAGAGAAAAGTTGGACTGGGATTACTCAATGTCTCTTAAAGATGGAATTGAAAAAACCTACAACTGGATACTTCAGGAAACAAAAAAGAACCCCTCCTAAGAGGGGTCCTAATTTGAGATATTACTTAGGAAATTTAGCCATCCAGTATTTGGTTCTTGGAGTGATGCCCTTCCATGAGGACCAATCATCTCCACCATTTGTCATATAGTATGCAATCTCTGCATTTTTGACGGGATTGAATAACTCAGCGTTTGACTCAAGATCAAACTTGGTTCTACGATCAGGACCAAGAGTATCAATCATATTAATTTGGAACATACCATAAGACGAGTCGCCAGTCTTGTGATTGCCATTAAAGGCCAATGGTCGTCCATTAGATTCTTTCTTTGCGACTGCCCAAGCCACAACAAGGTCTTGTCCCTTGAAGCCTACTAGCGAAAGCAGTTCCTTTAGTTCTAAATCAGTCAGAGAAACCTTGTTCTCAAAACTCTCTAACTTTTTTGCCTTAGAAACCAAAAAAACCTCTTTCGAGGTGGTTTCCGATGTCTGAGCCTGCTCAAGGCTAAGATTGTTCTTAGTATCAAGACCTGAATCAGCATTAGCCCCATTCGACAAAACAGTTACTAATGCTACGATACTGAGTGTGCTAATGATCTCTTTGTTTCTTTCGATAAATTTAATCATAGTTTCCTCCTTAGAAAACAATAACACCTTGGTAGGTGTTACTACCAAGTATATCATGAGATTTTTCAAAAAGCAACTTTAGAGGGTGGTATAATAAAGATTATGGCTACAGGCGTATCATCTAATTATCCTACTATGAAGTATCCACTTGCTTCTGATCCCGTCAACGTACACGGAGATATAAAAGTCCTGGTAGATGCATTAAATAATATTCTTCCACCACTTGGAACGACAAGTGTATCTTCTACTGTAAGAAATGCAAGTTCATCTGTTTCTATTCCAGCAGGAACTCCAGTTTATATTTCTGGAAGCGTTTCTCATGAAGGAAAGCAAAAGCCAACAGTAGAAAAATATAATCCTTTAAGTTCTAGTCATAATCCAAACACCCCAATACTTGGTTTGACTCAGGCAGACATCCTTCCTGCAAGTTCAACTGGTGGAGATGGTGTTGTTGTGGTTTCTGGAATTATACAAATGAATACAACAGGCCTAGGGGTTTCTGGAACAAAAATTTATGTAGATGGAAGCGGAACATTAGTAAGTGGTCGTCCATCTTCTGGTCCCGCAAGATATATTGGGATAGTTGCAGTTCAAGCAACCAAACCTTTGGGTGGAATGATTATCGTTCAGACAAAAGGCAACGGTACTTGGGGAGCACTCAAAGACGGATTGTCGTGATATAATAACATTATGGCTACCTTTAGAAATCAACCCACAGATTCGTATGCACTTGGATCAGCCCCACCAGAAATTCGTTGGACAGTTGTTCGTGGAGATTCAGCAGCCTTTCGTGTTTATGTAACTAACGATGCAAGAGAGCCACTTCTTCTTGACGATTGGGAAGTTGCCATGGATGTTTATCGTCCTTCAACAGATGATGTTGTTTTGTCTTTGTCCCCTGAGCCAATTGAGTTTCAAGATACAGAGGGAAGTTTTACTGTAAACCTTACATCCTCTCAATCAGAACTTCTTGAGACAGGAGACATCTTCGATATCCAACTCACAGAACTTCTATCAGAAGGCAGAGTTTGGACGGTAGCCAAAGGGTCAATGGTTATTATTGAAGACGTAACACAGTAATGCCAACACATCAATTAGCACATGCACAAGTACAGGAACTTGATTTAAGACGAGTTCGTATAGATCACATACAACCAAAAGCAAGAGTTAAAGAGGTTTTGCCATTTAGAGTTCAGTTTATTAACGTAAGTGTGTTTGGATATTCAAAGACAAACCCTGCTCCAATCCCACTACAGGTTATTGGCTACAGCAACTACATTCTCTAATAATCTTATTAAAAGGGATGTTATAATTACCACATGGCTAAGATATCAATCGCAAGTGTAAAATCCCTGTTTCAGACAGGTGACAGACCTACTCAAGAAAATTATGTAGATCTAATCGATACCGCAACTGCTCAATCAACAGATTTGGGTTCTGCAGGTAATAACGAAGTTACAGTCAACGGGATTGAAAACGTAACTGTTGTTGATAACTTTGATGCTACAGAGTGGCGCATGGTTAAGTATATTATTTCAATAGCAAAAACCACTGCAGGAGCCAACAAGTTTTATTCAACCGAATTAACAATTCTTGTTGATGGAATAAACATAAATGTTACAGAATATGCAACAATCGACAATGATGGGAATATTGGCACCATTAATGTCTCCCGCACTGGAAATACCGTGGCTTTATCAGTCACTCCAGTAAGCGGTATTACACCTATAACAGTTCGTTACGCACGAATTGGTTTAAAGGCTTAAGGAGATATAAAAAATGGCAACAGTAAATAAAAATTTCAAGATCAAACAAGGTCTTGTCGTTGAAGGTACAACAGGTACAATCAACGGTTTCAACATTCTTACAGAGAATCAGGCTTCAGAAGATTACATCGTTGGTATTGTCGGAGGAACTACACTTGTTACCTCCGTTGAATCAACACAGATGGAAGTTACTGCTGGCGAACTAAATATTAAATCAGGAGTATTTGATGTATCAGGTGCTGCAGTAGCAGCACAGTCTGCAGCAATCTCTGCAGCAGCATCAGATGCTACTTCAAAGGCTAATGCTGCACAAGCAGCAGCAATCTCTGCAGCAGCATCAGATGCAACATCTAAGGCTAATGCTGCACAGTCTGCAGCAGAAGCAACTGCATCAGCAGATGCAACAAGCAAAGCAAATGCTGCACGATCTGCAGCAGAGGCTACAGCAGCATCAGCACTCACTTCTGCAATTAGCACTGAAGTTACAAACCGTAACACAGCAATTTCAACAGCAGTAGATTCATTGGTAGATGGTGCTCCAGCACTTCTTAATACACTTAATGAATTAGCAGCAGCAATTAATGATGATGCTAACTACACAACAACACTTACATCATCACTTGCAACAAAGGCACCACTTGCTTCTCCAGCACTTACTGGAGTTCCAACAGCACCTACTGCAGCAGCAAATACTGATACAACTCAGATTGCTACAACAGCATTTGCTAAGGCAGAGGCTGACGCAGCCCAAGCAGCAGCAGAAGCAACTGCTTCAGCAGACGCAACTTCAAAGGCAAATGCAGCACAGGCTGCAGCAATTGCACACGCAGATGCTCTTACAACATCTGATGTAGCAGAAGGAAGTTCACAATACTTCACAGATGCTCGTGCTAAGTCTTCAGCAGCATCACTTTTGACTGGTGCAAATCTTACAAATATTACAATCACAGGTACAGGTGCAGGACTTACTATTACCGCAGAAAATGGTGTAGCAGATTCTACAACATCTGATCTTGTAGAAGGTTCAAACCTTTACTTTACAAATGCTCGTGCAATCTCTGCAACAGCAGGATCATACGATGTTCTTGGTGCAGCAGCAGCAGCACAAACTGCAGCAGCAGCAGACGCTACTTCAAAGGCCAACTCTGCAAAGACTGCAGCAGAAGCCACTGCTTCAGCAGACGCTACAAGCAAGGCAAACGCTGCACAAGCAGCAGCAGAGGCTACAGCATCAGCAGATGCTACTTCAAAGGCTAATGCTGCACAATCAGCAGCAATCTCAGCAGCAGCAGCAGATGCAACCACAAAGGCCAACAATGCTAAGTCAGGTGCAGAAGCAACAGCCTCTGCAGACGCTACAAGCAAGGCTAACGCTGCACAAGCAGCAGCAGAAGCAACAGCAGCAGGAGATGCAACATCTAAGGTAGCAGCAGAAGCAGCACTTAGAGTTTCAGGAGATGCAGCATCAGTTTCAACTGCTGCAGCAGATGCAACTACTAAGGCTAATAATGCAGTAACTTCAGCAAATAGTTACACAGATGGAAAGATTGCAACAGAAGTTTCAGATCGTAACTCTGCTATCTCATCTGCAATCTCAACAGAAGTTTCAAATCGTAATACTGCAATCACTTCAGCAGTATCAAACCTTGTGGATGGAGCACCAGCGCTACTTGATACACTCAATGAGTTGGCTCAAGCACTTGGTGATTCACCAGACACAATTACAAATCTTACAAGTCTTGTTGGAGATAAGGCTCCATTAGCATCACCAGCATTGACTGGCGTACCTACAGCCCCAACTGCAGCAGCAGACACAAGCACAACTCAGATTGCCACTACAGCATTTGCTAAGGCAGAGGCTGACGCAGCACAGGCTGCAGCAGAGGCTACCGCTTCAGCAGATGCTACAAGTAAGGCAAACGCTGCAAAGAGTGGTGCAGAAGCAACTGCATCAGCAGATGCAACATCTAAGGCTAACGCAGCACAGTCTGCAGCGATCTCAGCAGCAGCATCTGATGCAACTACTAAGGCTAACGCTGCACAAGCAGCAGCAATCTCAGCAGCAGCAACTGATGCTACTACAAAAGCAAATGCTGCATTAACTTCAGCACAGGCTTATGCAGATGCACTTGACACAGACGATGTAGCAGAAGGTGCAAACCTTTACTTTACAGATGCTCGTGCTCGTAGTGCGGTAGATGGAACAAATCGTTCATTTACATCAGTTGAATTAAACTCAGTTGCTAAGCAAGTTGCAGCAACTCTATCAGCACCAACAGCAGGAGTTCAAACAGCCTACTCATGGGCGAAGGCTGATTTCCGATCAGCAGAATTTCTTGTAAGAGTTGGCGCAGGAGCAGATACTGAAATGTCAAAGGTCCTTTTGACACTTGACACTGCAGATAATATCGCAATTACAGAGTACGGAATTGTTGCAACAAATGTTGCACTAGCAGGAGTCTCAGCAGCCATATCAGGAAATAATGTTGAACTACGGGTAACAACTCTAAACAACACTTCAGTAGTGACTGTTATGGGAACATTGATCAAGTAATAAAAAATAAAAAATAGTTGGAAGAAGGAGCAATAAATGGCAACAGATAACAAAGACTTCAAAGTCAAGAATGGATTAGCCGTAGCAAACGGCGGTACATTCGGAGGTGCAGTAACAGTAGGAACTCCTACTATTGCAGCACATGCCGCAACCAAAGAGTATGTTGATAACCGCTCAATGGCTGTTGGCTCAACTGCTCCTTCTTCACCAACTAATGGAACACAGTGGTTAGACACTGGAACAAACCGAATTAATTTCTATTACAATGGTTCTTGGTATACCCAGGCTACTATTGATGATACAAATAATTTACCACAGCACATTCACGATACCGCAATTGATGGAACTGGTTTCATAGTATCCCAGTTCTATGAAGGTGGATCATTCAATAGCCCATTGGGTGTAGGTTTGGATGCAGGTAGCCCCTCTTCAACAGAGTGGACAGTTGTATTCGATGGCGGTAGTGTAGTAGATAACTTCAATTAAAAAATTGATGTTATAATAAGATAAGTAAATGGGCAGCCCCCATTAAGGAGATATAAATGGCAACAAGAATGCAACAGCGCAGAGGAACTGCAGCACAATGGACGGCTGCAAACCCAATTCTAGCAGCAGGTGAAATCGGTTTCGAAACAGATACAAGTAAGTTTAAGATGGGTAACGGCTCTTCAACATGGTCTGCCCTAACATATTTTGCTAATGCAACAGAATTAGCAGCAATCGTTGATGGAGCACCAGCAGCCCTAAACACTCTCAATGAGTTAGCAGAAGCACTGGGAGACAATCCAGCATTTTTAACAGATATTTCAAACAACTTGACAAACCATGCTAACGACACAACCCTAATACATGGTATTGCTGACACAGCACTTCTTGCAACTACAGCAAATGTAGAAGCAGCAAATCAGGCTGCATCTGGAGCGCTTTCAGCACACTCTGCAGATACAACAGCAATCCATGGTATTGCAGATACATCACTTCTTGCAACAACAGCAGATATCACAACACACAACTCAGACACAACAGGAGTACACGGCATTGCAGATACTTCACTTCTTGCAACTACAGCAAATGTACAAGCAGCAGCAGATAGCGCATCAGCAGCACTTGGAGTACACGCTGCAGATACAACATCAGTGCACGGTATCGCTGATACTTCGCTTCTAGCAACAACAGCAGATATTTCAACACACAACTCAGATACATCAAATGTTCACGGAATTGTTGATACAACAGTATTAGTAACTCAG